GCATGCCCTTCCCCCCCGCACCCGCCCCGGGGCCCACCGGCGTTAGCGGCTACACGCCGGACACGTTCACCACCGATGCCGGCGAACCGGAATTCTAGAAAGGACACCCTCATGGCAAAGAAAAAGGACTCGGGACTTGTTCAGGACGCGCTCATACCCGACGAGATGAGCCCGCTGGGCCTGCTGGACTTCAACAGCTCGTGCGCGAAGATCAAGCAGGCGGCCGTGGACTTCCGCCGCGCGGTCAACCACAAGATGCAGCTCGAAACCAAAGACGCCTACCTCGACAAGTTCCATCAGATCGACCCGTACACCGAGGCCGTGTACGACACGGACGTGCTCGCGCAGCACATCATCGACTGCGCCGAGGTCATCAACCGGCTGCTCACCTATCCGAAGGACGCACGCCGCGCGGTCCTGTACGACAACCTCCACGACAGCCTCGCCACGTTCGAGGAAAGCGCGCCCGACTATCCCGATCTCGACGACGATGCTGACGAGACCGACGGAGGAGAGGCCGTCGATCCGAACACCGGCGAGATCAAGTAACCACACATTGAGAGAGGTTCACCATGACTTGGTTCATGATCGACGACGGCATCTACGACAGCCCGCAATGCGAGGAGCTTCCATTGTCCGCGATTGGCCTGTGGGCTCTCGCCGGCAGCTACGTCGGACGCCAGCTGCGCCACGGCGACTACGACGGGGCCATCACCATGCAGCGCGTCAGGAAGCTCGGCGGCAGCCCGAAGCTCGCCCGCCAGCTCGTGGACGCCGGCCTGTGGCGCGAAACCGAGTCCGACGTGTTCGAGATCGTCGCCGCCAACCCGGACGGCACCATGCTCTGCAAGTACGCGGCCACCAAGGAACTACAGGAAAAACGCGCCCGCGCCGGCCGTGCCGGAGGCAAGGCGTCCGGCCGCTCGAGACGAAGCAAAAACGAAGCAAATGCTTCAGCAGACAGCGAAGCAAACGCGAAGCAAATGCTTCAAACAAACGAAGCAAACGACGAAGCACTTGCCGAAGCAAAAGGTGAAGCAAACGCGAAGCAAACCGGCAAGCAAAAACGAAGCACCCTTACCTATACCTATTCCCATACCGATATAACCTCCCCCAACCCCTCCACGCCGACCCCGACGTCGACACCGGTGTCCGAGTCGGAGCCGGAGCGCGTCACCATGGCCGAACTCGAGGCCAGGATGCTCGAAGACCCATTCGAGACCGCATGGAACGCATACCCACGCCACACCGGCAGCAAAACCGAAGCCGAAAAGGCGTGGAACCTCGCCGTCCAAGGCGTCGACGGCCGACCGCCGGCCGCCCCCAGACAGCTCATCGGCAGTGCCATCGCCTACGCCAAAACCATCGACGAACCCAAATACGCGCCCAACATGAGCCGATGGCTGCGCCAAGGCGCATACATGGACACCATGCCCAGCCGGCCGAAACCCTACCGGCACGCGCTGCCCGACGGCACCGTCATCGACGACCGGTGGATCACCGGCCACATCCGAGACCACGTACCGGCCGGCACCTTCACCGACGCGATGAGAACCGACTTCTGGGCCTGCGTAAAAACCGGCATCGACCCGGAACAAAAAGCCAAGGAAATCATCAACGAATGCCAACGAAAGGCCCAGAGATGAGCACCAAACCCACCGACGAAACCCGCCGCACCGTACAACGGCGAGACCGATACCGATGCGCCATATGCGACCGGGAAACCGGCAGCCACTGGAGCGGCGACAGCATCCACCACAGGGAACCGCGAAGCCACCCGTTCGACCGGCTCCACCAACCCGAAAACCTGCTCCAACTCTGCGGCAGCGGCACCACAGGATGCCACGGATGGGTACACGCCCACCCCAAGCGCGCCTACCAGCTCGGCTACCTCGTCCACATGGGCAAAGACCCCGCCACCATCCCCGTCTACTACCGCACAGGCGGCTGGCAGCAGCTCAACGCGGACGGCACACGCCATCCCTGCCCGCCACCCGAAGACCTCCCCGCCCATATCGACATCAAGAAAGGCAACGAATGAACACCCAACACGACATCACCGTCAGCGGCAAACCCCTCAACCCGCCAAAACCGCCAGCCAAACCACACATGCTGCTCTGGATCGACACCGAAACCACCGGCATCAGCCGCACCAACGCGAAACTCCTGGAGATCGGCATGATCGTCACCAGCATGGACGGCATCGAGGAACACGACCGGTTCATCTGCCCGGTACGCCCCGACCAGCTCAGCCTCTACGACATCGACCCCAAGGTGCTGCGCATGCACCTCGACAACGGGCTCCTGGACACCGTCATGGAAACCGAACCCGAAGAATTCGGATACGCGAACGTCGCCCGCAACCTCGGCGCATGGCTCGACACCGAGGCATCCCAGTACGTGCTCCACCCGGCCGGCACCAACGTGGACTACGACATCGACGTACTCACCAACCAACTCGGCCCCCATCTCCACCCCGACTGGCTCCGCCAGCTCACCAACCACAGAAAACTCGACCTCAGCACCTACCGGATCAGCGACCTAGCCCTCGACCACAACCCCTACCAAAACCACGCAGGCACCCACCGAGTCCAAGACTGCATCCGCCGAGACCGCAACGACTACGCCAACTACCTCGACATCATGCGAGCCGGCATCCAAGGAGCCCGATCATGAACCCCCGCAAACGAATACCCGCAACCCTCACGGCGATCCTCGCCATCCTCGCGCTCACGGCATGCGGAGAAACACCCAAAGGCTGCGGCCAGGGCACCGTGAACAACCCCGACCCCGGATACGTCCGCTGGTACGAACTGCCCGACGGCAGCGCGGCCGTCCGATGCTTCTCCGACTCCGGCGGAGCGTCATGCGACTGGGAACACATCAAACTCAAGGACAAGCAATGAGCACCCACACCACAACCCCCGCCCCGCAGACCATCGAACTCATCCGCCGCCTCCTGGAAGCAGCCCACCGACCCGAACCGGCCAACGATCCGACCATCTGCGCGATCTGCGGCGCACCGCTCACCGACACCACGTCATCCATCTGCCCCGACTGCCAAGAACTCGAAAAGGACTGGTAAGCATGCACACCACCACAAGGGCCGACGACCACACAGGAAAGGAACCACGATGAGCTTCCACCAATGGCTCGAAACCCAGCTCGCCGACATACGCCAGGCACAACTCGACGCCACGCTGCAAGGAAACAACCCGCTGATCCAAACGACCTCCATCAAAGAACGCTGCCTGACGGAAGTACTTGAAGCATACGAATCGATGGAGGGAACACGATGAGCATCATCACCAACGAGATCGAGGAACGCTACCCCTACCCAGACAACGGCGAGCGCCCGACCGGCATCACCAGTCTCGGCCAGTGCCTCGCGTCGCGCAAGGCGTACAGGGCCGGCGTATGCCGCAAGATCACCGATAGGGAGATCGACGCGGCGGCGCTCGCCGTCTATACGGGTACGTCGGGCATGGGCTTCGAGGAAGTGGAGCCGTTGTGGCCGAAGTTGAACCCTGACGCGAAAGAGCAGTATCGGCTGCTTGCGCGGTTGGCGATCATGGCCGCACGGACGGAGGCGCTCGCATGACGAGCATCAGGATCATGTGCGACCAAAGCGATGGCACCACCGTCAGTCTCGGCGCCATCAAAACCGACAGCGATTGCACGATCATCTACTCGGCGCATCCCAGCCTCATCGACGGCAAGTTTCGCGACCCGGTTACCCTCGCGTTGCTCCGATGGATCGGCCGGCTCGCCCTCAACCTCTGGGAACACAACGGCGAGCGCCCGATCGTGTACGAGAGCGGCAAGCGCATCGCCGACCGCGAGCTCGAATGGTGGAAACAAGTGGCTGCGAGCGCATGGAGTTTTATCAACGGAATGGAGGCAATGCAGTGAGAAGGAACGGTAGACCCGTGATCGTCGGGATCATGCCCATCATCGTGGCTAGTTCCGCGGCGCTGGCCGTCGGCTACGGGCTCGGCGAACAGGCCCCGCTCGGCGAGCAGCCCGCGCAGACCGTCACGCAGGAGGTGCGGCGGACCGGCGACGTGAAACGCCTGTGCCTGACCGTGAAAACCAGCGGGCGTATCGACGCGATCACCTGTCAGGTGCTCGACGACACGACGGGAGACCTCACATGAGCGAACGGATCAGACTCACCACGGCCATGCGAGAACTGCTATTGGAAATCTGGCAGAACGGCAGCGCCTACCCGCTCGACCGCAACCACCAGCGCACCTTCGAGGCATTGGAGGTGCGGGACTGCATCGAACACGTCACATGGGGAAGATGGCAGATCACCCCGCTCGGCGAGACCATAGCCAAACGACTCACGGAAAGGAACCTCGAATAATGCAGGTCAGCTTCACCGCCCACACGCCAGCCCACAGCCCACTCACCATCCAGCAACGCCTAGAAGCCGCCGGCTTCACCAACGTGCATGTCAACGCCATCAGCGACACCGTGGAACCCTTCACCCGCACCAACCCGGAAACCATCCAAGCCTACGAGGAAGGCAAACAACTCATGGAAGCACGCTTCGGCCGGTTCACCGTGCTCGCCCTCTCCCTCAATGCCGCGATCCGCAAATGCATGCGCCGCGTCGCCCGGATGTGCGCCGACTGCTCGGCCCGCGAACAACTCGACCATCAGGAAGGAGCGAGGGCGTGAGAGTCACCGACGGCATCCGGCGGATCATCGAGGACTGGCGCACCAAAGGCGTCAGCCCCGAAGAGACGGCGCAATCCCTGCGCATCCCCATCGACGAGGTGAAGGCCATCATCCTGCAAGCCCACCCGGCACCCGCGCAGCCGAAACGCCCCGAATTCCTCGAACCACGGTACGCGCTGGAAAAACCCGCCGGCATCGGCGACAATAGAAGAGAAAGTTAAGGAACGCCAGCAAACCGTTGAAAAACAAGCCGTTCCCAGCCCATCCACCACGGCGGGAACGGCTTTATGGGAAAGTAAAAAGCCCCCACCTTTCGGCAGAGGCTCGCATTGTCCAACAAGTGAGTATAGCACCATCGAAAGGGCTGGGATGATGGAACAACGAGCTTGCGCGGCCTGCGGCAAACCGGCCGGCGCCGCGAACCTGTGCAAGGAATGCGTCAAGGACTGGGCGAAACGCCTCGCATGGCTCTTGAAGGCCGGCATGCCCGCCCTCCAACAGATCGCCTACAAACAAGCCACCACCCGCGAACGCTCGCCACGCCACGGCAACGCGGCATACGCGGCCCCACCGGTCAACGAAGCCGCCCAAGCGCTCTACTCCACGGTGGAAACGCACCTGCAACTCACCGGCGGCATGCTCGGCGTCAAACCGATCGGACACGACCGATACGGCCGCCCCCGCACCCTCATGCAATGGGCCGACATCACCAGCCTGCTGCTGCACCACATGCACGACCTCGCACGACTCGACACGGCCGGCGACCTATACGCCGACCTGATCCGACTGTCGGAAAGGTCGAAACCGCCACCACGCGGGCCGACGAGCGCCGTCTTGTCGGCGTATGCCCCGACTGCCTGAACACGTTGGGGGATGATGGGGAACCAGTGCGCACGCCGATCTACGCCGCCCATTCCGCGCGGTATGCGGTGTGTCCCGAATGCGGCGCATGGCTCGATCTGAAGCGCGTGCGGTTGGAATACCTGCGCCGCGCGGGCCTCATGCACATCACCCGCACCCAATCCGACGCCGCCCGATGGGTCAGGGAGAACACTGGCGTCGCCGTGAGCGGCAACGACTTGAAGAACTGGCGGACGCGCGGCAAAATGCCCCGCACGCGGCACATCGACGGCCCCTATTGGGCGTGGAACATTCTGGAATTGCTGGCGTGCGCCCAAGCCAAGGACGCGCGGGACGCAGGCGACGCTTGAACCCTGACCCGATTCCGTGTTACGCTGTCGCGTGTAATCGGAGTATCGAAAAGCCCTGCCCATGCCGGCGGGGCTTTTCTCATATCCGGGATGGTTGGCCGAGCGGCCGAAGGCACCCGCTTGCTAGGCGGGCAAGCATGACAAGCCTCATGCTTCGCGGGTCCGAATCCCGCGCCATCCGCCAGCCGCCGTCGGCACCGTGCATAACCGGCGTATGCGGCACCCGAGAAACCACCGCAGACAGACGTCTCGCCGGCGGTTCTTCCCGCTGCTTCCCGACGGCGGGCGCCGTTTGTTGTTCGTGTGGGCGTTCGATTGGAGGCGTGTCATGGCGTTGTATCCCAAGCGTATCGAAGTGGACGCCCGCAGGGGGCGGGTGCTCGTGGATGGCGTGATCTTCCCCTATGCGATGGCCGACCGGCAGCCCTATCTGGAGGTTTCTCGTGACGATCTGGGCATCGTGTGGGTGCCGTTGATCGCCGACGAGATCGTGTTCAGGGCCGGCGTCGAGGTCAGCCAGTGCAGCAGCAAGCCGAGGCTCAAGTGAGCGGCAACCCGCGCAAACGCAACGGGCATCGGCGCAGGCTGGAGCAGCAGCGGTGGCGGCACATGCAAGCCGACTGCTACATCTGCTATCGGCCCATCGACTACACGTTGCGTTCGCCCGACCCGTACAGCTTCGTGATCGACGAGACGATACCCTTGGCGCGAGGCGGCACCCTGACGCACGACAACAGCGGTCCGGCGCATCGATGGTGCAACGCCATCAAAGGCACGCACGGTCTGGCATGGGCACGCGAGCGCGTCGCCTACCTCATCGCCCACGGCGAGGCGCCGCGACACGACGACACCACGGCTCCAAGCCAGCCGATCCGATGCTCGGACTGGTTCGGGGGTGGGGAGTAGCCCCCACCCGGCCCCCTGACGGCCACCACGGGCAAAGGGCCGTTTTTCCCCCGGACTTTTTCCACACTTGGCAAGGAGCCGTCATGGTCGCCAGAACGCCGAAAACCACCCGGTCGAAACCCTCTTCGAGGTCGCGCAGGGTCAGCAACGCCGCCGCTTCCGGGGACCGCCGGCGGCTCTTGGTGGCGATGCGCAACCTGATCGCCGAAAAGCTCGACGAAGGGTCGATAAGCTCACGCGACCTCGCCAGTCTGACGAAACGCTTGGCGGACATCAGCGCCGAGATCGAGGCGATCGACAAGGCGTCGAACGAGCATGATCCGGCCATGCAGGCCCTGGACACGGAGGACGAACGATTGGATGAGCACGAGGATTGACGGGGCGGCCTGCCAGATCATCCCCGACGACCTGTATACGAGCGGAGAGCCGAGCCTGAACAACCTCGCCGCGGCGGCGGGCGACCGGTTCGACGTCTGGCAGCGGCAGATCAACCGGATCATCCTCGCGAAAAGCGCCGACGGCTTCTGGTCCGCCCGCAACGCCGTACTGTCCATTCCACGCCAGACCGGCAAGACCTACGACATCGGCTGGGTCGCGATCCACCGCGCCGCCCGAACCCCCGGCATGCGCATCGTATGGACCGCCCAGCACTTCAGCGTCATCAAGGACACGTTCGAAAGCCTGTGCGCCATCGTGCTCAGACCGGAAATGAGCGGCCTCGTGGACCCCGACCACGGCATATCCCTGGCCGCCGGCAAGGAAGAGATCAGGTTCCGCAACGGCAGCCGTATCTTCTTCCGCGCCCGAGAACGCGGAGCATTGCGCGGCGTCAAGAAGATCGCCCTGCTCGTCATCGACGAGGCCCAGCACCTGTCCGACTCGGCGATGGCGTCGATGCTGCCGACCCAGAACCGCGCCTACAACCCCCAGACCATCTACATGGGCACCCCGCCCGGCCCAAGGGACAACGGCGAAGCGTTCACCCGCCTCAGGGACAAATCACGCGCCGGCCGCACCCACAGCACCCTCTACGTCGAATACGCCGCCGACCGCGACGCCGACCCACTCGACCGCGACCAATGGAGGAAAGCCAACCCCAGCTACCCGGCCCACACCAGCGACGAATCCATCGCCAACCTGTGGGAAAACCTCACCGGCGACGACTTCCGGCGCGAAGCCCTCGGCATCTGGGACGAACACGCCCTCAGCCGCGCCATCGACCGCCGCCAATGGGAGGAAGCCACCATCGACAAACGCCGCCCAGGCGGCGTCATGAGCTTCGGCATCGACATGAACCCCACCCGCACACGCCTGACCATCGGCGCATGCATGCGCTACGACGACGGCACCGCCCACATCGAACTCGCCGAATACAGGGACACCAACCACGACGGCACCATGTGGGCCGTCAACCTCATCGACAAGGTCTGGGAACAAACCGCCGCGCTCGTCATCGACGGGCAAAGCCCCGCCACCGCGCTCCTGCCAGACCTCGCCGAAGCCGGCGTCACCGTCACCGTCACCGCCGCCACCGACATGGGCCGCGCCTGCGGCCGCCTCCAGGACATGCTCAGAGACGGCACCCTCACCCACCTGCCCGAAGACGGCCAACAACCACTCTGGCAAGCCGCCGCCAAAGCCACCACACGCCCCATCGGCAAAAACGGCCTCTTCGGATGGAACCGACCCGACGACGACACCGACATCAGCCCGCTCAACGCCGTCACCCTCGCCCTCCACGGGGCCATGACCACCAGAAGAGACCCCACCGCACAACAGGAAGCATGGTACTAATCATGAACACCGACGACGTCCCCATCCTGCGCGGACAAGCCGGCTGGCTCGCCATCGAAAGCGCCTACGCCAACACCATCGCCGGAGTGGACCCCGACGACCAGCCCACCATCAACGAACTCCTCAAACAATGGCGACGCCACTACACGCGCAACACCCTGCGCACCAGCTACTACCTCGCCCACTACCACTACAACGGCGTCGCCTACAGCATCCCGCCGGCCATGAAAGCCCTCGCCAAACCAATGATCGGCTGGCCCAACAAAGCCGTCCGCGCGCTCGCCGACCTTTCCGTGTTCGAAGGCATCGACGCGCCCGAAACCCTCCAGACGCAGGTAGACGACCTCGTCGCGGCGAACACGTTCGGCGTGAAAATCCAGCAGGCCATCGTGTCCGCATACACGCACGGATGCAGCTTCATGACCATCTCCGGCGACGGCGACGACATACGGATCACACCCCGCGCCGCCGACTGGAGCAGCGCCCTATGGGACTGGGGCAACGACAGGATCGGCGCTGCCATGACCATCCGCGACAAAGACAAAGACGGCTACATCACCCGCTTCGACGTATGGCTGCCCGGCAAGGTCTACCTGTGCCGCCGCAACAGCGGCACATGGCAGGCCGAACGCATCGAAACCGGCTTCGACCGCCCCACCGTCGTGCCGATCATCAGCGACCAGCAGCTCTACCGCCCCCTCGGCTCCAGCCGCATCACCCGCCCGCTCATGGCCCTCACCGACCTCGGACTGCGCACCCTCGTGCGCATGGAAGCGACCGCAGAATTCTACGCGGCACCACGCATCTGGTTCCTCGGAGCCAACAAAGGCCAAGTAAGCCCCGACACATGGGGCAGCATCGTCAGCGTCATCAACGGCATCCCCGCCGGCCGCAACGGCGAAAAACCCGAACTGCGCCAACTCACACAGGCCTCAATGCAGCCGCACTCCGACATGCTCAGAACCGTCGCCCTCATGGTCAGCAGCGAAACCGACATCCCCGTCAACGACCTCGGCATCACCATGGGCAACCCCGCCAGCGCCGAAGCCATGGCCGAAGCCGAACGCAAACTATCCCGCACCGCCGACCGGCAAAACAAACGCTTCGGCGAAAGCATCAAAAGCATCCTCGCCATGGCGCTCGCCGCCCAGGGCGCGGACGAAGCCGACATCCGCCAACTGCGACCGATCTGGGCACCCACCAAGGAAGCCAGCGACGCCGCCCGCGCCGACTGGTACCAGAAGGTCGCGTCCACCAACCCCGCCTTCGCCGACAGCGACGTGGGCCTGAGCCGCGCCGGCCTGACATGGGACGAAATCAACGCCCACAGGGCCTACGAGAAACAGCAGCGCACGCAGAACGCCATCGACGAACTACGCGCCAAGATCGCCACCGCCAAGACCGACACGCAGGAGGCCGCAGCCAATGGACAGCAACAGCCTGCCGCTGAGCAACCTCAGCCCGGCGCAGCGTAAAGCGTTCAACGGGCACCTCAACGACATGTGGGACGACTATCAGGACGAACTCGCCGACCTCATCATCGAAGCCAAGACGATGGTGCCCAACAGCCTCTACTTCGGCGACGACCCCACCGGCCAAGCCCGCCGCCAACTGGAAGACTACGCGCGCAAAGCCAACCTCATCGCACAGGACTACTACAGGAACGTGCGAGCCGCATGGGCCGAAGCCGCCGGCATCAGCATGCCCGACTACAAGGAGGCGCAGGTCAGCTCGGACCGCGCCTTCTGGCAGATCGTCGGCGGCTACAACAACACCATGCACGTCGGCGCGAAATTCACCGACGTCATCAACGGCCGAAGCAAAGCCGGCCTGACCATGGATCACCTCTGGGCCGTCAACACGCAGGGCTACACCGAAGACGACTGGGCGCGCCTGGCCAAGGACGTCATCAACGAGACCGCACGCCTCACAGGACGGTTCACCGCCCAGAACGACCCCACCCGCCCCAAATACGCGCGAGTGCCCCAAGGCAAGACCTGCGCGTTCTGCGCCATGCTCGCATCCCGAGGCTTCGTCTATGCCAGCGAGGACACCGCCGGCAAGTGGCACAAGTACCACCACGACTGCGACTGCAAGATCGTCCCCTCGTGGGGAGAGACCGAGATCGACGGCTACGACCCCGACAAACTCAAGGCCATATACCAGCAGGCAAAGAACGCCGCCAAAGCGGCCGGGGCCGGCAGCGATCCCAACACCGTGCTCTCGTGGATGCGCAGCGAATCGCCGGACACGTTCACCGACGGATCGGAATTCGCGCCAGACCTGCGCATCCCGCGAGGCAGCAGACTCGAACAACAACTCGGCGAAGCGTATACCCGCCGCGTCAACCGGCTCCTCAACAAAACCGAGCACAAAGACGCGGCGAGGCTCTGGGCCAAATACGCCGCCCAATACGACATCAAAGAAACACGGCTCCCCAAAGGCGCTTACTTCAGTCCCTCCGACGGCGGCATCCACCTCAACCTCGACACCGTCATGGCCGGAGACAACGCACACCGCCCAGTGCAGAACCTCTTCCACGAAAGCGGCCACATGCTCGACTGGCTACTCGACAAGAACTCGTTCTCATGGGCCCCTCACAACGGCAAACTGTTCAACGACGTGCTCAAAAGGGACGCCCAACGCATATTCGACACCACACAGGCAACCCTCATGGCCGAAGACAAGCCCGCAGGCCGACAAAGCGTCATGAAGGCCATCGCCCGAGAGATCGCGACGAACTCCGCAAAAACCGACCGCAACGTCGAAGACATGCTCCAAGCCGCCCTAGGCGACGACTACCACGGCAGCGTCGGCCACCCCAAAGGCTACTTCCGGCAAAGCGGACAACTCCAATCCACCGAAGCGTTCGCCGAAATGCTCGACGCGCAGATGGCAAACCCCGAAGCATGGCGGCTCATCGCCAACTACTTCCCCGAATCGGCTAAAATGTTCAATACCATGATTCAGGAGGCATTGTCATGAGCGAAGAAGAATACTTCACCCAACACCACAACGACAACACCGACCTGCTCCTACTCGACTACTCCGAACGCTTCGAAACCCCTTACTTCAACATCGAAGACACCGGCGTCACACTAACCGACACGGAGCTGCGCGCAGACCTGCTCCACTGCCTCTACCACAACAAACCCAAAGACCACATCGACCAGCCCAGCCGCAACCTCATCGCACTGGCGCTCGCCGACTGATCCCAGCCCCGGCCGACATCCGCCGGGGCTTTTTCATGCCCGCCAACCGGGCCAAGAGTTTTCAGCCACCCGCACGGGTGGCTTTTTCAATGCCCGGAAAGGGCCCGAACACAAGGAGAACAACCATGTTCCTCAACCTCCAGCACCCCCATATCCGATACATCGCGCCGCCGGCCGAAGGCGGTTCGGACACCACCGACCCCACCCCGCCGGCCGAACCGAACGGCAACGGCGAGGAGACCGACTGGGAAGCCAAATACAAGGAAGCGCTCGGCCACTCGCGCGACTGGGAAAAGAAGGCCAAGGCCAACAAGGCCGCCGCCGACGAGCTGGAAAAGCTCAAGGAATCCCAAATGAGCGAGACCGAGAAGGCCGCCAAGCGCACGCAGGAACTCGAAGCGCAGGTCGCCGCCTACAAGGCCAAGGAACAGCAGGCCGAATGGAAGACGCAGGTATCAGCCGCCACCGGCATCCCGGCCGAAGCATTGCGCGGAAGCACCCTAGAGGAGATCCAGGCGCACGCCGACATCCTCAAACCGCTCATGCACCCAGCGCCGAAGCTGCCGAACGTGCCCAACCCGGCACAGCACCCCGACGGCAAAACCGCCGACGAACGAGCCAAGGCATACGTGCGCACCCTGTTCGGCAACAAAGACTAACCGCCACCAACCATCCGAAAGGAAACCATCATCATGGCACTCGACACCAGCAAGGTGCTGCTCCCCAAGGAAGTAGCCACCGTCATCACCAAGCGCGCCAAGGACACCAGCACCATCGCCGCCCTCAGCCCCTCCGAACCCCAGCTCTTCCTCGACAAGGACTACATGGTCTTCACCGGCAATTCCGAAGCCGAGGTCGTCGCCGAAGGCGCGCAGAAGTCCAGCTACGAGGAAACCCTCACCCCGGTCGTCGGCAAACGCTTCAAGGTACAGACCACCACCCGCCTCAGCAACGAGCTCCAGTGGGCCGACGACGACGCCAAACTGGAGATCATCAGCAAGATCCAGGCAGACCAGGCCGCCGCGATGGGCCGCGTCCTCGACTACGTCATCTACCACGCCTTCGACCCCAAGAAGAAAACGACCCTCGAAGGCTTCAACGCGCTCGCCAAAAGCGCGGTCAGCGTGCCGGCCACCGACGATCGCGTCGCCGACATCGACAGCCTCGCCGAGGCCGTCAGCGACGAGTACGACATCAACGGCATCGCCCTGTCCAAGACCATGGCGAACGAGCTGCGCAAGATCCGCGTTCCCTCCACCGGCCAGCGCTTCTACCCGGAGATCCCGATCAACCTTCAGGTCGGCAACCTCGACGGCATCCCGGCCGCCACGTCCGGCACGGTCAACGGCCGGCTCGTCACCCCGGCGACCGGCATCCTCGCCTTCCTCGGCGACTTCCGCCTCATCAAGTGGGGCATGGTGCGCGACATCTGGAGCGAGATCATCGAATACGGCGACCCCGACAACACCGGCAAGGACCTCAAGGGCGTCAACCAGATCGCCTACCGCACCGAGGCCATGTACTCCTACGCGATCCTCGACCCCAAGGGCATCGCCGTGCTCAAGAAGTCCACATCCTCCGTCAAGGCGAGCAAGTGATGGCCGCGCCCCTCACCCAGACGCTCGTAGTACAGGAACACGACGAGGCCGACGAGACCGGCCTGTCCATTCCCGTGCGTCTGGTCAAGCCCGACGGCACCCCGTTCGCGGAAGGCGTCGCAACCATCGCATGGTCGGCCATCGCCGGCAAGCCGTCTACGTTCACGCCGCCCGCGCCGACCGCCGGCGCGCGCGGCGGCGTGCTCCAGCAGGCGGCCGAAGCGCAGCTCGCCGCCAGCGCCGACTCGCCGGCCATCATCGCGAAGGTCAACTCCATGCTGACCAAGCTCAAGGCCGCCGGCCTGCTCGCCTAAGGAGACCCCGCATGGACGGATACCCCAGCACCCCGCTCAACCTGTCCGACGGCACAACCGTGACGTCAGACGGCGGGGGAGAGGACGAAACGGACGACGAGAAGCCGTTCGCGCAGGTCGGCGACCTCGAAGCCCGATGGCACGCGCTCACCGGCGCCGAACGAACCCGCGCCGAGACGCTGCTACAGGACGCGAGCGACATGATCCGCACCACCTGCCCGCAGTGGCACACCGCCAAGCCCGCCACGTTGAAGCGCATCGCCTGCATGGCCGTCAAACGAGCCATGCAGGCCGGCCCCGACATGTCGGGCGTCACCCAATCCACCCAGACCGCCGGCAGCTACAGCGAAAGCCTGAGCTACGCCAACCCGGCCGGCGACCTCTACCTCACCACGAGTGAGAAGGAGGCCTTGGGCGGCGACGGCGAGGCATGGGCCTACGACATGGCCGGAGGCGCGGCATGAAAGGCGAGACCATCACCCTCATCCACCGCGTCAAAGCCGGCGAAGACCCCGGCGGCGGAATCATCTGGAACATCAGCGAGGAACAGGTGGACGACGTGCTCATACAGGACGGCGGCCAGTCGAACCTCACCGACGGCATCCGCCCCGACGGCATCCGCACCGCGAAAACCATCCACATGCCCCGCGCATGGCCCTACCGGAGCCTGCGCGGGGCCAAGGCGGTCATCGACGGCGTCGCATACACCGTGATCGGAGACCCACGCCCCTACACGGGCGGCATGACCCCGACCCGATGGAACCTCACCGTCGAACTCGCCGACACCAGAGGATAGGAGACCACGCCATGCCGAAAGTCAAACTCAACCTCGCCGGCTTCCGCCAAGTCCGCCAATCCGCCGGAGCCATGCACGTCATCACCGAGCAGGCAAAACGCATCGCCGACACGGCCAACGAGCTGGCCCAAACCAAAAACGCCCACTACGACCACGCCGTGGCCCACGCCACCGACCACGGCGCGGTCGCCCTCGCCACCACCAAAGGCAGCGTCGCGGCCGCGTTCGACAACGCGAAACACAACACGCTGCTCAAGGCGGTGAAACAGCAGTGAGCATCAACCTCGAAAAAACGGTCAAGGACTGGATCGACACCGACCCCGACGGCGACGGGCTGACCGCATACCTCGAAGTGCCCGCCGACCGACCCAAGAGGCTCGTCACCATCGAGCGCGTCGGCGGCAACGAGAACGAATACAGCAGCCATCCCACCATCGCCGTGCAGGCATGGGCGGAAAGCCGATGGCAGGCCGCCCAGCTCGCCACGAGCCAAGTGCTGCCCCGACTGCTCGACCTCGACCTGCTCGACCCCATCGCCGCCGTCAGCGTGGAAAGCGTCGCCGACTTCCCCGACCCCGGCCCGCCGCCCCAACCCCGATACCAGATCACCATCCAGCTCGACGCCGCCACCCAATAAGACGACGCCGCACCATCCGAAAGGCACCATCATGGCCGAAACCAACCACAACAACAAGAAAAACGTCAGCCTCGGCAAGCCCAAGAAGACCGGCTGCCTCTACTACGCGCCCGCAGGAACCGCCCTGCCCGCCGACGCCACCACCGCCCTGACCACCGCATACACCTGCGTCGGCTACCTGAGCGAGGACGGCGTCACCAACGCCACCGACACCGACACCACCGACATCAACGAGATGGGCGGCATCAAGGTACTGTCCGAGATCAGCGGCTACGGCGAGACATGGCAGTTCAACATGATCGAAACCAACGAAGCCAGCCTCAAACTGCGCTTCGGCACCGCCAACGTCACCGGCACCGCAGACAAGCTCACCGTCTACCACGCCATCCCGTCCGGCGAAAGCCTCGTGCTCGTGTTCGAGATCGCCATGACCGGCAAACGCGTCAAGCGCATCGTCGTCGCCGACGGCACCATCACCGAATTCGACGACACCACCTACAGCGCCGGCGACGCCATCGGCTACGGCGTGACCATGAGCGCCAACCCGAGCGACCTCATCAACGGAGCCACCAGCGTCGAATACATCGCCAACGTCACCGCCGCCTCGCTCGGCAAGTGAATTCCACCCAGCGCCCGCCGTCCGGCGGGCGCACCCCCTCTGAAAGGACACGCATATGGCAGCCAAGCAGCCGCATGACCACAAGACACCGAAAAACCAGCCCAAGACCGTCGAGGTCATGGGCGTCACCGTCACCATCAGCCCCGCGATCTTCAACGACCTCGACATGGTCGAATACCTCTACGACCTCCAGACCGCCCAGACCGGAGACGGCACCGGCGCGTTCGCCATCGTCCCCTTCCTCAAGAAGCTGTGCGGCGACCGGTACACGGCGATGAAGGACGCATTGCGCGACCCCGACACCGGCCGCGTGAGCATCGACAAGGTCAGCGAATTCATCGCCCAGCTCCTCGAACAGGTCGCCCCAAACTCCTGACGCTCATAGGAATGCTCGCCACAGCGCCCGACGCGCTCGAAGCGGACTTCCAGCGTTTCTATGGGCTCGACACCGACCTCATATGGACGGGCGAACTGCCCGCCAACCTGGCGGCCGCACTGGCCGCCAACCTGCCCCGCCAGGCCATCATCTGGCAAAAAATCAACCCGCGACTCGCATGGGACGACCAAACCTACCTCCTCGCCGACATCCGCGACAGCCTCGCCTTCCTCGCCTGGACGAAAACCAAGGAAGCCTCACGCAAGGGCGCGCGCTGGCGCGGACAACTCCAACGCCCCGGCACCGTCCGGCATGAAGCCACGGGAGGCGAGGTCATGGCGATGGACGACGAACAACTAAACGCATACCTGGCCGCACCGCGCACCACCATCAGGGAGGCATAACATGGCAATCGAGATCGCCACCGCGTTCGTGCAGGTCGTGCCCAGCATGAAGGGCGTCGGCAAGGCCATCGAATCGGCGTTCGGCAGCGCATCGGAAACCGCTGGCAACACCGCCGGCATCAAAGCCGGCAACGGCTTCGCCGGCGGCTTCGGCGCGAAACTCGGCGTCATCACCGGCATCGCGCAAAGCGTCGCGGGCAAGGCCATCGAAGCGTTCATGGGCCTGTCCGGCGAAATCACCAGCGCCTCCGACAGCGCCCAGAAGTTCGCCAGCACACTGAACTTCGCCGGCGTCAGCGAGAGGCAGATCAAACGACTCACCGCCAGCACGCAGGACTACGCCGACAAGACCGTCTACGACCTCAACGACATCCGCAACACCACCGCGCAGCTCGCCGCCAACGGCGTGCCCAACTACGACCGGCTCGCCGAAGCCGCAGGCAACCTCAACGCCGTCGCCGGCGGATCGGCCGACACCTTCAAAAGCGTGGCGATGGTACTGACCCAGACCGCCGGCCAAGGAAAACTCACGACCGAGAACTGGAACCAGCTCTCGGACGCGATCCCCGGCGCAAGCGGCAAAATCCAACAGGCGCTCAAGGAAGCCGGAGCCTACACCGGCAACTTCCGCGACGCCATGGCCGACGGGCAGATCACCGCACAGGAATTCAACGACGCGATCATGTCCCTGGGCTTCACCGACGCCGCCGTGGAAGCCGCCACCAGCGCCAGCACCATCGAGGGAGCCACCGGCAACCTCGAAGCCGCGTTCGTCAAGCTCGGCGCGAGCGTGCTCGACACCGCCAAACCCGCCATCACCGGCGGCATGAGCTGGATCGCCGACGGCGTCACCAACGCCGTGCCCGTCGTCCAGGCAGGCATCGAAGGGCTCATCGGCTGGTTCCAGCGCCTCTACTCCAAACTGGAGGAAAACGGCGCGATCACCGCGTTCAAAAGCGCATGGGACACCATTCGGGACGCGATCATGGGCGTCGTCAACATGGTCATCGACTGGGCGCACATGATCCCCCCAGACGGTCTCGCCAACGGCATCAAACTCGTCGCCGACACGCTCAACTGGTTCGTCCGGCACGGCAAGGAACTCGCGCCCATCATCATCGGCATCGGCACGGCGTTCGCCGCAGTCAAGGGCTATCAGGCGCTCAACAGCGGTCTGCAGGCGCTCACCGGAACCATGAACACGGTGACGACCGCCGCCAAGGGCGTCAGCAACGGCATCATGCTCATGACGGACCTGGGCGGCCCGGTCGCCATGCTCAAACAGATGGCCGGAGGGCTGAGCCTCGTCAAGACCGCACAGACCGCATGGAGCACGGCCACGAAGATGGCGACCGCCGTGCAGGGCGCGTTCAACGCCGTCATAGCCGCCAACCCCATCGGCGCGATCGCCGTCGCCGTCGCGGCCGTCGTGGCCGCGCTCGCATGGTTCTTCACCCAGACCGAGGCCGGGCGCAAGGCATGGGCCGCGTTCACCTCATGGCTGTCCGAGACATGGGCCGCGCTCGTGGAGGGCGCTAAGGCGATATGGAACGGGCTCGGCGAATTCCTCGCCAACCTGTGGTCGGCGATCAGCGGCGGCATCACCAGCGCATGGACGTCGATCACCTCGTTCCTGTCCGGCGTCTGGAACGGCATCAGCACGACCGCCACGACGATATTCAACGGGATACGCGACTTCATCGTCAACGTGTTCACCGTCATCGGCGCGCTCATCGTCGCACCCTTGCAGGCGATCCAGAACGGCATCAACACCGTGTTCGGCTGGATACTCTCGTTCATCACCCAGCAGATGAACAGCACGAACACCGTATGGAGCACCGTATGGACGGCGATCTACAACGTCGTGTCCACGATCTTCGGGCTGATTAGCTCCTGCATCTCGACCGTGGTGAACGCGATCCGCACAGTCATCGTCGTGTTCCTCAGCTTCCTCAAGGGAGACTGGCAGGGCGCATGGGACGCGATCAAATCGTTCTTCACGACCACATGGGACGGCATCGTCGCGTTCCTCACGCCGATCATCAACGGCATCAAGACCACGATCGGCAACGTCCTCAACGCGATCCAGAGCGTGTGGGCGAGCATCTGGAACGCGATCAGCGGCGTGGTGTCCACCATCTGGAACGCGATCAGCGGCGTGGTGTCCACATGCATCCAGAATGTGCGCAACACCATCTCGACCGTCCTGAACGCCATCAGCGGCGTATGGACGAGCGTATGGAACCGCGTCAGCTCGTTCCTCGGAAACATCTGGCACGGCATCACATCGGCCGTGTCCAACGGCATCCAGAGCGTGAGCAACACCGTCGGCCGCATCAAAAGCACCGTGCTCGGCGCGGTCAGCGGCGCCGGCCGATGGCTGTACGACACCGGCCGTCAGGTCATCCAAGGCCTCATCAACGGCATCGGCGGAGCGTTCAAATGGGTCAAGGACACCATCGGCAATCTCGGCAAAAACCTCATCGGCTGGGCCAAGGGCGTGCTCGGCATCCACAGCCCGTCACGCATCTTCCGCGACGAAGTGGGCAAATGGATACCCGCCGGCATGGCCCAAGGCATCGACAAGGCCAGCGGCCTCGTCGCCGACAGCATCGACGGACTGACCGACATGGTCCCGACCGTGAGCCTGAAGACCGACGCCAGCCGGCTCGAAACCCCGCTCGCATACTCGGCCGTCGTCGGCAACGGCCGGATCGCCTACACGGTGGACGACCATACGGCCGAGTACGCGACCAAGCAGGACATCATCGACGCGATCGATCAGGCGCTCACGGCCGGGATCACGCTCAACCTGTCCGATCGGGGCGGCGAGGTCATGGCCGGCAAGCTCGCCAAACCCATGAGCTACGAACTCAACAGCCTCGCCATGAGAGGCCGTTAAAACCAGAGAGGAGAGCATATGCTCTACCAGCGACGCATGCGCCTGCCGCATGTCGAGGACCCCACGCTCAACGGCACGCCGCTGGAACGCATGATGCTCTCCCTGACCTCCGCCGGCATCGCGATCGACAAGGCCGCGCCGACGGTGAGCATGCAGGACATGCCCGGCCGCGACGGCCGGCTCGACCTGACCCTCACCGACCCGACCGGGGCCGCATACATGGGCAACCGCACCATCACGCTCAACCTGTACGCCATCGGCGGCGAAGACGACATCCTCACCGCCAAAACCCGCCTCGCCGCCCTCTCCGGCACCGTGGTCACGCTCTCATGGCGCGGCTTGCCCGGCGAATACGAGGGACGTTTGAGCCTCGGCGCATGGGAGGACAAATGGACCGGCGACCACCAGATCGCCACGCTCGTGCAAGCCACCATCGACGCCCATCCCTGCCTCATCGGCCGCACCATCACCGCCGCGCTCAAAACGGGGGCGACCACGATCCACGCCAAAGGCAACCGGCCATGCTGGCCCACATGGACGATCGCCCCCGCCAACGGCGCGAAGACCATCAGCGTCAAGGACGCGCACGGCCACACCCTCGCCATCGCTGGCATGACCGCGATCACCGGCCGCATCACCATCATCACCGACCCCGACAAGCGCGAGCTGCGCGTCAACGGCAACCTCATGGCCCCCACACTCGAATCCGACTACTTCCCCCTATTGCCCGGCCTGAACACGCTCACCCTCACCGGCGCAACCAGCGCCAGCCTCACGTACAGGCCACTCACCCTCATCTAGGAGCACCAATGCGATACATGCTGTTCGACCGCTGGGGCAACCCGCTCGGCGACCTCCCCTATGCCATCAAGGCCATCCGCACCAGAGCCACCGACGCGACCGACACCCTCGACATCACCACCATCGGCGAGATCAACAAGGACGAACGCATCGTGTTCAAGGACTCGATGGGCCGCTGGGCGGAATACCTGTGCCAGTCCACCCAGACCGCCCGCGCCGCAGGCATGCCCGTCACCGTCGCCTACTGCACCGGCAGCATCGCGGAACTCTCGCGCACGTACATCGAGGACAAACGCAACCGCAAGGCGACCGCCAAAGCCTGCCTGACCAAAGCCCTCGAAGGCACCCGGTGGGCGGTCGGCACAGTCGAGACCGGCACCATCACCGGCACGGCGGACCTCGCATTCTACCACTGCACCGTCCTCGACGCCGTCCAGAAGACCGCCGACACCTACGGGCTCGAAGTCCAGACCGAATACCAGCCCGACCCGACCGGCAACCAGATCGGCCGGCGCATCATCCACCTCGTCGAACACCGGGGCTCCACCAACACCACGAAACGCTTCGAATACGGCAAGGACCTCACCCAAATCAAACGCGACATCGACAGCGGCGACGTCATCACCCGCCTCTACGGGTGGGGCAAAGGCATCGAACAAACCAATGACCAAGGCGAGGCCACCGGCGGATACAGCCGCAAGATCAGCTTCGCCGACGTCAACGACGGCAAACCCTACGTCCAAGACGACCAAGCGCTCGCCAACTGGGGCATACCCGGCCCCGACGGCACCAAACACCACAGCGAGGCAAGCGTGGACTTCCCCGACTGCGAAGACCCCAAGGAACTCCTCACCCTCACCAAAAACGCGCTCAAGACCCGCACCACGCCCGTCGTCTCCTACACGGCCGACGTGACCGCCCTCGGACAAGCCGGCCTCAGCGCGGAAGGCACGGACGTCGGCGACGGCGTGCAGATCATCGACACCAGCTTCACCACACCATTGCGCCTCGAAGGCCGCATCCTCCAGATCGAGGAAGACCTGGCCGGCAGCCTCGCCGACACCAAGATCACCCTCGGCAACATCCGGCAATCCTACACGCAGCGCCTCGCCGCCCAACAGCAGGCCTTGGACAAGCTCGTCTCCAACTCCGGCGCATGGAACAGCGCCGCCGGCGGCGCCGGCCCGTACATGAAGGACCTCATCGACCGGATCAACCAGATCATGAACGCCACCGGCGGATACACGTACCTCAAACCCGGCCAGGGCATCTACGTGTACGACAAGCCCGAAGACCAGAACCCCACCCAATGCATCCACATCGGCGGCGGCTACTGGCGCATCGCCGACCACAAGAAGGCAAACGGAGACTGGGACTTCCGCAGCCTCGCCAACGGCAAGGGCATCTTCGCCGACACAATCTTCACCGGCCGACTCTCCGGCGCCGCAGGCCTGAACTACTGGGACCTCGACACCGGCCGGTTCGTCATGACCGACGCCAACGGCAACGAGACCGTCCACCTCGACGGCAATGGAGCCGGCAACCTGCTCGTCGGTACCTTCCAGACCGCCCGAACCGGCAAACGAGTCAGGATCAGCCCCGACTTCGACAGCTACCAGATCGGCGGCACGGAAACCTACGACGGCAGCGGCATCAGCTTCCCACTCGACGGCGCCTATGCCTCCAGCCCAAGCATATGGTCGTACTCCAGGAGCAACAAGACCGGCGACATGAGCGGCCTCGCCATGCTGTCCGGCTACCGCACCGCCGGCACCCCCGGCGCGTTCGGACGATTCTGGAGCCACAAGTACCTCAGCGACACCAGCAAGATCGAATCGCAGGCGTACCTCATGGCCAACACCGAATACTCCAAGGACTCCACCACCGACAGCGGCGGCAGCCTCGACCTCTACTCACGGCCAAGCCCCTGTATGTCAT